ACCTTGGCCGCCCAAGGCTGGCTAGTCGGCCCGGCCAGCGGCTACGACCGCCGCACCGCGCTGTATACCGAAGATGTGCTGGGCTACTTCAAGGAGGCTTGGCCGGAGCGTTGGGACAAGTTCGCCAAGGCTAACCCGAACAACCCGCACGAGCTGCTGATACAGAAATTGGTGCGCGAACTGGAGCAGAGCGGCACTCTGGATGTATTGCGTCATGGCTTCAAGCTGCCAGCTGTGAAGGTGGAGCTGTGCAGCTTTCAGCCCGACCACGGCATGAACCCGGATACCTTGAAGCGCTACCAGTGCAACCGCCTACGTGTTGTCCCTGAGGTCTCCTATTCTCCGCACGCGCGTGATGCTGGCAGCAGCGGGCAGAGCTACAACCCACGGTTGGACTTGGTCCTGTTCGTCAACGGCATTCCCACCGCCACGCTGGAACTGAAAAGCGAGTTCAAGCAATCGGTGCAAAACGCCAAGCGTCAGTACCGTGATGACCGCCCGGTGAAAGACCCGGTCACGCGCAAGCCTGAACCGCTGCTGACCTTCAAGCGCGGCGCGCTGGTGCACTTTGCCGTGGGTCAGAATGAAGTGGCGATGACCACCAAGCTAGCCGGTAAAGAAACCTTCTTCCTGCCGTTTAACCTCGGCACCGAGGAAGGCGGTGCAGGCAATCCAATGCCTGCTGACGACAGCCAATATGCCACCAGCTACCTGTGGCAACACCTCCTGCAGCCGGAAGCCTGGCTCAAGGTACTGGGGCGCTTTTTACACTTGGAGAAGAAAACGAGCGAAGGCTTTGACGGCACGCCGGTGACTAAGGAGTCGATGATCTTCCCGCGTTACCACCAGTGGGAAGTGGTCAACAAGTTGATCAGCACCACCCGTGTCGAGGGGCCAGGCAAGCGCTACCTGATCCAGCACAGTGCAGGCTCGGGCAAATCCAACTCCATCGCCTGGGCGGCGCATCAATTGGCATCTCTATACGATGATACAGGTCAGCGATTGTTCAACTCGGTGATCGTGATCACCGACCGCACGGTACTGGATAGCCAGTTGCAGAACACCATCTACCAGTTCGAGCACGCCCAAGGCGTGGTCAAGCCGATCAGCCGGGATGTCGGCAACCAGAGCAAATCTGAACAGTTGGCCGAGGCGCTGGCCGAGCACACCCGTATCATCATTGTCACCATCCAGACCTTCCCTGCATTGTTCGATGCCCTAGACAAGTATCCCAAGCTGGCAAGCGGGAGTTATGCGGTAATTGCCGACGAAGCGCACTCGTCGCAAACTGGTTCGTCGGCTAGCAAGCTGAAACAAATTCTAGGTAGCGATGCGCTGGACGCCGAGGAAGTCAGCGCCGAAGAAATGCTGGACGCCGCGGTGCAGGCGCGCCAACCGAATGAGCGCATCAGCTACTACGCTTTTACCGCCACGCCCAAAGCCAAGACGCTGGAGCTGTTCGGTCGTCCGGCCGAACCGACGCTGCCAGCCAGTTCCAGCAATAAGCCGGAGGCGTTTCACCTCTACTCCATGCGCCAAGCCATTGAGGAGGGTTTTATCCTCGATGTGCTGCGTAACTACACCACATACAGCACCGCCTGGAAGATCGCACACCCGAATGGCGAAGACGACGAGGTGGACAGTAAGAGGGCGCGCATCAAGCTGGCACGTTGGGTGCGTCTGCACCCATACAACCTCAGCCAAAAGGTCGAGGTGATCGTCGAGCACTTCCGCGCCAATATCTGTGGCCTGCTGGGTGGCCAGGCCAAGGCGATGGTGGTGACCAGTAGCCGCCAGGAAGCCGTGCGCTACCAGTTGGCCATGAAGACTTATGTGCAGCAGATGGGTTACAGCGATGTGCATCCGCTGGTGGCGTTCTCGGGTAGCGTTCTGGCGGATGAGGTTATCCCCGAAGATGTGACGGAAAATAGCAACTTGCTCAACGCCGGCCTCAATGGCCGCGACCTGGCGGACGCCTTCGACACCCAAGACTTCAACGTGATGATCGCCGCTAACAAGTACCAGACCGGCTTCGATCAGCCCAAGCTGTGCGCCATGTACGTGGACAAGAAGCTGCAAGGCGTGGACGGTGTGCAAACCTTGTCGCGGCTGAACCGCACTTTCGGTGATAGCAAGCAAACCTTCATCCTCGACTTCTTCAACGAGCCGCAGGACATTCTTGACGCCTTCTTGCCTTACTACACCAAGGCCGAACTGACTGATGTGACTGATCCGCAGATCATCTATGACCTGCAGAAGACGCTGGATGCCGAGGGAATTTATCACTGGCAGGAAGTCGAAGCGTTCGCCATGGCCTTCTTCGACCCCAAGGCGGCTGCTAGCAAGCTCAGCTACTACTGCACCCCGGCTAAAGAGCGCTTTGCCAAGCGTTATACCTTCTCGATCGAATCGCGCCAGCAGGCGATGGATTACAAGCGCACCGCCGAAGCCAACGGCGACAGCGCCGGCCTGAAAAAAGCCGAGCACGCGCTGAAAGAGGCTGGCGAGCAGATTGATCAGCTCGACCTATTCCGCAAGAACCTGCAAAGCTTTGTGCGCTTGTACGAGTTCCTCTCGCAGATCGTGCCTTATGAGGATCGCGAACTAGAGCAACTGTGCGTGTACGCCAAGCACCTGCACCCGCTACTACGGGTAGATCGTCTACTGCAAGACGACGTGGACGTAGGTGAACTGCAACTGAGCCACTACCGTCTGAGCAAGCGCGCCGAACATCAGCTACGCCTGAACGAGGAAAACGGCGAATACACCCTCAAACCTGGCAGCGACGTGGGCAGCGGCAAGCCCCATGACCCGGAGAAGAAACGCTTGTCAGAAATCATTGAGGCACTGAACGATATCTTTGGTGCGGAAGTGAGCGACGACGACCAATTGCAGTTCCTCACTGGCATTGCCCAGCGCATCAGCCGCCAGGAAGATGTGATGGCCCAAGTGAACAACCATTCGGTGGATCAAGTGATGCACGGCCTGTTTCCCAAGCGCGTCCTCAATACGGTGTTGGACGCCATGACTGACCACGAGAAGCTCTCGCTGGAAGTGCTGGATAACGAAACCAAGAGCCGGGCCTTTGCTTTGGTGATTCTGAAGATGCTGACATCAGCTGCTGCCCTCGGTGAATCCGAGTTGCCCAATGCCTGATAAAGTATGAATCGCATCAACAAAAATAGGCGCCGACATCTGTTTGTTGCCGACGGCTGCCCGTCGCCTCCGACTGCAATGGGTTGTAACCGGACATACACGAATGGCTGCTGATGGCCCAGAGTGTGTAAAAACGCTGAGCCAAAATTGAAGTTGGCGCTTCTATGCTAAATCTGAAATTTATCGGCTGGTTTGCAGACTTAGATTTTGCGTAGAAACGCTATTTGCGGTTCTACTTTGGACACCAATCGCGCTGAAAAACGTTTTTACACACTCTGGGCCGGTTGCTGCCGGATACAACTGGCAGCTATTGGCCGAGAACTGCATGTCGCGGAGAGCAGCTCTAAAGTTCTAGGTGAGCGGTTAGAGCGCTCCTGAACGAATTTAACCGATTATGTTGGGTTCATCGTGTGGGTTTCACGATTTCGCCGACGCGTCGATAAACTGTTTCTGTTATGCGTTTGTCGGTATGCCCAAGCAGTCGGCTGGCATGACCAAGATCGTCAATCTCACTGGCCGCCTTCGGCCGGATATCCCTGAACTGGAACTGTCGAATGCTTGAAGCGAGTTGCGCATCTTCGTCCTCTATAGCTTTCGCGATAGCAACATTGCGTGCATCGTCGAACCGTAGGCGAAGCATTGGTGCGGTCACGCGGCGACCATCCTCCGTAATGATCAAGTACGGGTTTCGTACTGCGCGCGCCTTCCGCTGTGCGAGCAGCTTTTCTATCAGCTCACCCAAACCGTTAATGACCTCGCCGGCATCGAGCCGGATGCGGAGCTTTTTCGAGGTCTTGCCCTGGGCAACCTGCAGAAAGCTGTCGGTGACATCCGTAGCGCGCATGGATAGGACATCAGCAGGGCGTTGGCCCGTAAGATAGGCTAGGTCCATGGCGTCTTTGAGTTCTGCCACTGCAACACCGTAGACGGCATTCCAGATTGTGGCATCAGCGTAAAAGTCACGTGGTGTCTCTTTGTTCTTGCGCACACCGGAGGCTGGGTTTTCCTTGTCAGTGATACCCCATTCCCTGGCAATGTTATAGATGTGTGAGAGCAGTGAGATCTCGCGATTCGCCCGAACCTTCCCGGTCCGTTTGTCGCGGTACTGGGCTATCACCTGTGGTGTCACCGCATTGATCGGCGCTTCACTGAATGCTTTCCTGAGTTGCTTCAGTGAAAGCAAGTTGTCCTTTTGGGTTCTAGGCATTTTCGCCGGAATGATCTCAGCTTCGTATCGGTCGAAAACTTTTCCCAGAAGGGTATTCTTTTGCGAAATTGGCTTGCAATCGAGTTTTGCCCATTCCGCCTTGGCGACATCCAAGTCGCCACCCAACGGAATTTCCTTTCTCTTCCCATTTTCATCTCTTCCGTCGTAGTAGTACCCGACCCACTCTGAACCGTTTTTCATTGACCTAACCCGCCTGATCATTCGAGGTGGCAGATCCCGATTTGCAGCCTTCCTTGGTCGCATTTTCACCCCACGCGTGAAAGATCTAGCGACCAGGCTTCAGCCGCAATATTGTCAGATGAAGGCTTCACACCGGACAGTTTCATTCGGGCGTACACGCGACCAACAACGGGTCGTCTTGCACCTGTAAGTACGTATTTCCAGCCATTTCGATTGAGCCAGTCCAGCTGCATTGAAGGTCGTTGATATCCGGTGATTGCGACCAGCTCGTCCTCGGCAAGAGTTTCGCTATGAATTTCCATGTTTATCCCTTTCTAAATTCGCTTCTGCTTGTATGGGGTCGCCCTGTTGGCGTTGCATGCTCTCGTCGGCTTTGTATGCGCGGATATCGATCAGCGAGGCAACGTGGCGGATGTGCGCGTACTTCAGCGCCTTGCGGCTGGTGTCCAGCGTGGTGATCGGAAGCTGGATCCGGCCACTGTTGATCTCCGTCACGAACGACTGCTCGTTAAGATTGCGAAAGTACTGCTCGCGGACTTTTTCTAGCGGGATCAGGACGTCACCGAAGATTCGATAGAGCAGTTCGACGGTGGCCGATTCAGGCGCCGGATGAAGGCGAAGCGGGTTCTGTGCAGCGTTACTCATGGACTTGTCGAGCCTCCTTGCGTTGTTGTCGTGCCGGGTGGTTCCAGGCGTTCAGGCAGTGGCGTCTGGTCAGCTCGCGCAGATGTTCGGGCACTTCGAGGAGCGCGGCGTTGCGCTCCTCGCGTGTGCGCATGGCAACGATCTGGCGGGCGTACTCCCTAGGCCACGTCACGGCGATCTGCCGGGATGGCAGGAAGATCGATGTCCAACTGCTCGGCCAGCCAGCGGATGCCGGCTTGCATGACGCGGGTCGACTGGCTGTACTGCATTCCGCATTTTTCGTCATACCAGGGGCTGTCCTTGACACGCAGGTACGCTTTGTCGCGCTTCGGGTTCGCTGGCAGGTTTCCTTTGAGCAAACCTTTTTCCCGCATGAGAGCGATCAGTTTGGGACGAGTGAGGCCGAGTTGTGTGGCTGCTTGGGCGAGGGTGCGTTCCATATCTCTCTCCTATGCTGCGTGCGCAGCTGGAGTGGCCGCTGCAGCAAGGTGATTAATGGACTCAATGACCTTTGCGTAGATCTCGGCATCGGAGTCATACAAGGTGAAGCAGCGCGTATGCGGACTCTTGTTGCCGATGCTCAAGATTGCGGTGACGCCGCGGCGTGTATGAGTGCGATGCAGCGCCACATGCAGGGGAAGTTCGAATCCCATGTCGAGGCTCAGCGCGCCACCGGTGTGCACCAGCTCGAACACGCGCTGCTTGTCCCGGACCTCAAAACGGCCGTATTGGCGATCGGCGTGCGGGAGAGGCACCAGGTCGCTGGAGTTGCTCGCGTCGAACGGACCGTTGGCAATCTCTTCAATAAAGTCGGCCAGCTTGAGGTGCATCTTCTTGTCGTTTGGCAGGGTCAGCGTGTGGCGTTCGCTGCCCAGTTCAACGACAAAAGTGCTTTCCACGGTGCCGCGTTCAGCCTTCAGGCGGAATGCCAGGCATTCACGCTTCGGTGCTGTGCGCAGGACATGGTTGAAGGTCTCGGTCAGGTTGACCTGGGCGTTGAGCAGATGCAGGGTACGGTTGTCGATCTTGTACTTGATCATGCCGCGTGCCCTCCACCGTTAGGGTCGAAACACTTGGCAGGAGGGCGACGTTTTTTGGAGGTTTTGATGCTAATAAAAGCGCAGCCACATTCTCGGGCCAGGCGACGAACCTCGAAAATGCGGCAGGGGTCAGCGATGGTTGGGTGCAGATGAATCGTAGCTTTGGTATGCATGAATTTGCCTCGCTCTGTGGTTAGAGAGTGAGTGCAAATTAGCAACAGCTAATTCATTTCGCAATAGCAAATGCTAAATTTCAGATCTCAAGGTATTTTGACGGCTTTAAGATAGCCCCTACGTAATGGATTTTCTCGACGAGCTTTTCCTCCAGGAAGATAGGAGGGTAGCTGTCGTTAATGCTATCGAACCGTAGTTGACCGTCCCGGCGATAAATGAACTCTTTCACCATTGCCCTACCATCGGTGGTCCGCACGAGGACCTCATCGCCAGTCTGATAAGCATGATTCGGTTCAATGAGCACAAACTCTCCGTTTTTGATGCGTGGATGCATGCTGCTTCCTACGACTTTCAAGCCATATGCATCGGGATCGGAACTGATAATTTCCAAGTATCCATCGCCATGACCTGGAGGATATTCAAGTGCGTCGAAGTAGCCATCAGTACCCAACATAGCCTTTCCCACTACGGGTACTGGAGCAGGGCGCCGGTGCTCGCTTGCTTCCCGCTCTTCAGCTGTTCTAAGGGCGGTTTCGTTGATGGTTGCATTGAAGAACGCGGGGTGGGGCAAAACTGGAGGCTTGAGGCCAAGAGCGATCCAAGCGGCGGTGATTTGATGCTGGTCTTCGGCGGAGTAGGTTCCCGTCGTAAGCAAATCAGCAGGAATTGCGAGCTTTTTTGCAAGGTTCGTGGCAGCTCGGTCACCCAATGTCCGGTGCCCGTTCAGGATCTGAGAAATGTACGAAGCGTCCACATCTGCATGCGCTCCGGCAAAGTCCTTGAGTTGGTTTTCACCAATCAGGGCTTTAAGAATCGTGAGGCGTTTTTCGTAGATATTCATATAGGGAATCATCCGTGCTCCGTTAGCAAAATGTAAATTACGTTTTGCTATTGCGGACCGGATTAGCAGTTGCTAATCTTGTGTTGAATAGGGGGTTAGCAATGACGCTTCTCGAATACATAAAGATCCTAGACGACGTACAGCTCAAGACCTTTGCCTCTCGATGTAATACCTCAGTCGGCCAATTAAAGCAGGTTGCTTATGGCAATCGTCGAGCGAACGCAGCTTTATCCATTTCGATTGATCGGCATAGCGGCAGTCGTGTGACGTGTGAGTCGTTAAGGCCAGACATTGATTGGCAATATCTGCGAACGCAGGCACCAGCTAATCACAGAGTAGAAAACGCTGCATAGAAAAAAGGCGACCCAAGGGTCGCCCAGTTTCTCCCGACAGCATCACCACAATGCGGTCGGGTCGCGATGTCGAAAGGCGAGCACACCACATGCCGCCGACCTTCATCGCGTTCCAAGGCTCGGAAGCCTTGGTGTTGCTGCCGTTCTTACCACAGAGCTGGCAGCTGTTGCGCCAGGGGTGAACAACGGATTGTTCGCCCCGGCACGGTGCCGGTTATCCCCTGCAAGGGTTCCCGGCGTTTGGGCCATACCAAGCCACGCGGCAAATGTATCACCAACTTCTGTCGCGCGGCACTGGCAACTTTTAGGATTAATGCCATGAGCCGAATTGCTCTCAGTTCTCTGGAACGGGCGCAGCAGGAAATCCTGCCGCTCGATTTAGCGCTGTACCACGCTGCCCGCGATTATCCGGGCGGGGCTGCTGCCATCGCAGCCACCACTGGCCGTAACTCGACCACGTTGCAGCACAAGCTGTCGCCAACCCACCCGAGCCACTCCATCAACATTCAGGAATTCGGCGAGATCCTCGAACTGACCAAGGATCGCCGCATTCTCGATGCGGTGCATGCACTGGTCGGTGACACGGTCTGGCAGGAGCTGGCAGACACCTACACCAACGATATGCCCGAAACTCTCACCACGGGTATCGCCGAATACTTCCGCCAGGTCGCTGATCTGGCCGAGACGTGGGCCAAGAGCATCGGCGACGGTGTCGTCACCGATCAGGAACTCGCGGCGATTCGCCTGCAGGTGTTCCGGGGCATTCAAGGGCTGCTCGGGTTGTTCAACCGCGCCACCTACGTCAACCAGACGACGCGGGGGGCTGACCGTGGCTGATATCGCCGATTTCGCCAACGATCTGGTGCAGGAACGCATCGATCAGGCCATGGCTGCGCGCAGCGCTGCCAAAGCCGAAAGCGCTGCGCATTCCTTGCTGTTCTGTGAAGCCTGTGACGATCCGATTCCGGAAGCGCGCCGACTGGCACAACCGGGTTGCTCGCAGTGCATCAGCTGCCAGTCTCTCTCTGAGCGGGGGATTCAGCATGCTCGATGAGGTATTGGGCCAATTCGCCGATTACGGTCTGGAGCCAGCGCATCCGCTGGTGTTCGGCAAGCTGACCCGCTGCAAGACATCGCAGGACAAGGGCAAGGAAAAGAACGGCTGGTACGTGGTCCACGAGCAGCGCACGGAGAAGGGCGACACGCTGATCTTCGGCGCCTTCGGTGACTGGCGTTCGGGTGAGACGCAGAAGATCAAGGTCAAGGCCGGGCGCATGTCGCCGGAAGAGCGCGAAGTGATGCGCGCTCGCCAGGAAGAAGCCAAGCGCCGCGCCGCCGAAATCGCGAGTAACGCTGCGCGGCGGGCCGCGAAAAGGGCGCAGGGTTTGTTCGAGCGCATGCCGACCACCGGCCGCAGCGACTACCTGGACCGCAAGCAGATCGTTGGTATCAATGTCCGTTACGCGCCGCGCACTGGTGCGGTACTGGTGCCGATGAAGAATGCTCGTGATCAGATCATGGGCCTGCAAGTGATCTTCCCGAACAAGCAGGAAGACACCGGCCGCGACAAATCCTACTGGCCTTACGGCATGGCGAAGGAGGGCACATTCCACCTACTCGGTCCGCACCCGGTACCGGGTGAACCGGTGCTGGTTTGTGAGGGTTACGCCACCGGCGCCAGCCTGCACATGGCGACGTCGCTTGCCGTAGCGGTGGCCTTCGATGCGGGCAACCTGCTGGCCGTGTGCAAGGTCATGCGCGAGCGCTTTGCCGGCTGCCCACTGATCATCTGTCGCGATGACGACTGGAAGACCACCAAGCCTAACGGCGATGCGTGGAATCCGGGCGAAGAGAAGGCCAGCAATGCCGCCCTGATCGTCGGCGCCCAAGTGGTCGCGCCGATCTTCTCGATTGAGCGTCAAGCCAAGTGGACCGACTTCAATGACCTGCACGTCGCCGAAGGCCTCGACGCGGTACGCCGACAAGTACTGGCCGTGGTGCGTCCACCGGCGGCGGGTGGCTGGAAAGATCAGCTGGCCCGCAGTGAAAGCGGTGCGCTGATCGCGCACATGCAGAACGTCGAACTGATCCTGGCTAACGACGAGCGCTGGGCCGGGGTGATCAGCTACTGCGCCTTCAGCTCGAAGATCGTCAAGTTGCGCGCCGCCCCTTATGGCGGTGGTACCGGCGAATGGGCCGACATTGATGATGTGCGCGTGATGAAGTGGCTCGCGCAGCAGTACAACCTGCGTGTGAAGTCCTCGCACGTGATCGAGGCGGTCAGTGTCGTGGCTCACGACCACGCGTTTCACCCGGTGCGCGAGTACCTGAAGAAACTCGAATGGGATCGTGTGCCGCGCCTGGAGCAGTGGTTGACGGATGTCATGGGGGTGAAGACAACGGACTACACGTCCAAGGTCGGCAAGCGCTGGATGATCTCGGCCGTGGCGCGGGTGATGAAGCCCGGCTGTAAAGCTGACTCGGTGATGATCCTCGAAGGCGTACAGGGCGCCGGTAAGTCGACCGCGATGAGCGTGCTCGGCGGTGAGTGGTTTATGGACACGCCGTTTGCTCTCGGTGACAAGGACGGCTTCCAGGCGATTCGCGGCAAGTGGATTGTCGAGCTCGGCGAGCTGGACAGCTTCAACAAGGCCGAGAGCACGAAGGCCAAGCAGTTCTTCTCCGCGTCCACCGACACCTACCGCGAAAGCTATGGCCGCAGAACGCTGGACGTGCCACGCCAGTGTGTGTTCGTCGGGACCACCAACCAGGACGAATACCTCAAGGACGCCACCGGCAACCGTCGTTATTGGCCGGTGGCTTGTACCAAGGTCGACGTGGCACTGCTGCGCGAGATCCGCGACCAACTCTGGGCCGAAGCGATGTTCTGCTTTGAGGCCGGGGACCTCTGGTGGGTGACGCGCGAGGAAGCGCCAATGTTCAGCGAGGAACAGGACGAGCGCTTTGTGGTGGACGAATGGGAAACGCCCATCCTGACCTGGCTCGAAGAGTCGCAGATCGGTGAGACCACCACCGGCAGTGAAGTGATGAGTCAGGCGCTCAAGCTCGATCCCGGTCATTGGGGCAAGCCCGAGCAGATGCGCGTGGGGGCGATTCTGCATCGACTAGGTTGGCGACGGTTCCGTTTGGGCGCCTTGAGCAAGAGCGGCCAGCGGCCATGGGCGTATAAGAAACCGGAGGGTTGGGGCAGGGCGCCTGCGCTGGAGCAACCCGCGTTTGAGGAGCCGTGCTTCGATGATTAAGGCAATCGATATGGCCCTCAAGCAATGGGCGCAGGAGCTGCACAGCGACGAGGTCGCCGCCGGTTACTCAGGCGGCAACATGGTCGCCATGATGATGGAGAGCGGCGGTCAGCTTGTGCGCGGCAGGCGCGGGAGCAGGGTGCCGCTGGAGGCCTCCCTGGACATCGAGCGCATCGTCAAGAAACGCCTTGATCCCGAGTTGATGACGGTAGTCCGGGTGCATTACTTTCAGCCTGATGCGCCTTTGACTGCGCGTCTGGCCGAGAGTGGCTGCACACGCAACCTCTACTACCAGCGCCTGCATGACGCTCACATCGTGGTCGAGCACTTCCTCCTGGGGGAAGCGGCTTGATCGTGGGCATTACTCTGGCTCACGCCGTCCCACCGGCCTGCCTCCGTCCCACCGCTTTTTGCGGTAGTGGGACGGGCGCAGGCCGCGTCGTTGTTGGGCTGTCCCACCGTCCCACCGTTTTCATGCCTCCCACCCGTGTGTGCGTAGCGGGTACAGGTACGCGCGTTTACGCGCACGCGTGCTTTTTAAATTTCTCTCTATACACGAGAAAAGAGAGATAAAAGTAGGACGGTGGGGCAAAGCCCCAATCTGCGGGGCTTTCAGACGTCCCACCTTAATTTTGAGAGGTGGGACGCATGGGACGCCACCGAAACAACAGAAGCAAAAGCCAGCCGGGTTGAGATATTCACCGACATTCGCCAGCCGTTCACCGGGCGTCACCCACACATTCACCGGATGGCATTAAAACGGTCTTGCTGCCACCAGAATCGACCTGTAAAAAGGGGCCATCTTCGATGGGTGCGACCGCAAAGCGCGGCAGGCCACCCACCACCTGACCCGGCCATTGCGCCGGGTCTTTTTGTTTAAGGGGCAGGGCAGTGACGAACGAGCAACAGGCACTGGCAGAGATGCCGATCTGGTTGGTGATTGCCCTGTCATTGGTGGGCGGTGTGTCCGGCGAGATGTGGCGCGCCGACAAGGACGGGGCGCGAGGCTGGGCGTTACTGCGCCGCCTCGCACTTCGGTCCGGTGCCTGCATCGTGTGCGGCGTGTCAGCGATGATGTTGCTGTTCGGTGCGGGCCTGTCGATCTGGACAGCGGGCGCCTTGGGTTGCCTGACCGCGATGGCCGGCGCCGATGTCGCCATCGGCTTGTACGAACGCTGGGTTGCCAAGCGGCTGGACCTGAGCGAGGCCGAGCCGAAGGCATGAGCCGGGCAGGCCAGGCAGGGCGCCGATTTTTACGGGTCCTCCCCGAGGGCCGCCCCCTACACGGGTTATCGAACTCGCAGAATCTCTCTAGCTGAAATCTTCGCAGGGATGTCCGTCTTTCCAAATGAAAGACGGCCTCAGCACTGATAACGATCACGGATGTGTTGGTTGTAGTAGGCGCCTTTGGAGGCAGCGGCTATCAACCCGTTGTAAATGTCCAAGGGGACATTGCAGAAGTCGTAGGAGTGGCCCTGTTCAAAACGGATCCTCATTCGTCTCGTTGCTGGGTCGTAGCCAACGGCGGTTCATCGCACTGGAACGCACGGCAATCATGTCCATGACATCTCTCCCTCTGACGGATCGTCCACTGATGCTAGTCGAGCGAGGTGGATCTGCAGCCCTGGCCACCGAAAAATCGCCGGGGACCCTGAGGACTTTCAAAGGACACGGGGTCGGAAACCCGCGGGATCGTGTTAGCGGGAGGCCTGCCAGCTTACTGAAATTTCAATCCACTGAAATCTTGAAAGGATTCATTGAAAAGCCGCTAAAAGGAGGGCTTATGAGCACACCTACGTACCTGTCAAAGAGCGCCTTCGCCGCGCACATCGGTCGATCACCGAGCTACATCACCTGGCTGAAAGAGAATGGCCGGTTGGTGCTGTCGCCCAATGGCAAGCAGGTCGATGTGCTGGCCACCGAAGCATTGATCCGCGATACCGCTGACCCGAGCAAGGCTGCCGTCGCTGCTCGCCACCAACAGGAGCGGCTTCAGCGTGATGTGTACAGCCAAGTCTCAGCCCAATCCGAGCCGACTAACATGGCTGCGCCGCCGCCCGCTGATCCCGCGCAAGGGCAGTCCCCAGACTTTCAAAAAGCGCGTGCACATCGGGAGCATTACCTGGCTCGAATGGCTGAAATGGAGTTTCGCAAGGCACAGGGAGAACTGGTGGAAATCAGCTTTGTGCAGAAGGCCGCCTTTGAAACAGCGCGATCACTCAATCATTCTCTGATGAGTCTGTCTCCGCAGTTGGCGCCGCAACTCGCCGCCTTGTCGGACCCGTGGGAAGTGGAGCGGCAGTTAACCGCTGCACTACGTCAACGGCTCAACGAAGCGGCTCAAGTGTCCAGCGACGACTTTGGATTTACAATGGACGATGGCAACAACATGTCGAGCTCGCTAGACCGAAGTCATTGTTGA